TGAAGGAGTGGTGCCTAAAGGCGGTTGCATCTGAGAAGGATGATGTAGAAATCGAACTCAGATGCCCGGAGGCTGACTCTAGGGGTAAGTTTGGTCGCGTTCTCGCAGAGGTTTGGGTGTGCGAAGATGGTATTTGGACCAATGTGAACAAGTGGCTTTGTGACGAGGGATATGCGGTACCCTATGGTGCCGAGAATAAGGCTCTCGTCCAAGACCTTCACATGGCAAACCGTAAGAAACTCATCGAACGTGGTGAAGTTTAATTTATTTACAACCATTTCTAACCATTTTAGTCGGGTCAGTGCAACCGGTTACATGAGCCTTATCGGCACCATTTCCATACCAACCCTTTACACTGTTACCATCTACATACGTAAAGCATGTTGTGGTCCACTCATTCGCCGGGTGTAAATTTGTTCTGTATCCAAAAACTTCCTTGCCTTCCTCTTTCATGCGTTGTCTACACTGTTCCAGTGTCATTTTATCGTGATGTCCTGTATTGGGAGGTCCTTGTGTCTGATGATGATGTCCCCATACAATATCACCCTTGGAAAAGTCTTCACAACCGCTTGTGTACTTTCTACCGACTTTAGTACATCCCGATAGGTGATTGTTTGGATGGACCTGACCTTCACCGGCTCCTAATATAGGATCCATATACGCCCAACACGATTTATCATCTTTTCTCCATCCCCAGTTATTTATTCCATTGGATTTGGAAAATTTCCAGCAATCCTCGGCGCTTGGGGCGTCACCTGCACCAACAAGGTGCCATGTACCACCCATGGCTACGTGATGCACTCCTGATTTACCTATAGGATGACCCTTAACCTGTTCTATTTGATCCCAACTGTCCGTTGGTGTGGGTGTAGGTGTAGGTGTAGTTTCGGTGGTTTCATCTTCTGTCTTTTTAGTGTCATCTTCGTCACTAGCTCCCATCATCATAAACCCTGCACTCGCTGAGCTACAAAGTAACATGACTCCGCCTGCTATGGCTATCATTATACTGTATATTAATATTTATATTTGTGAACCCATAGATTACATATCCATTTCTCCCCATTCTTTACGGGCTCCCCACCATGTAAAGCTTTGGACGTATCCAAACCATAATTGTCGAGTGTGTTGAAGAAGAGTGCGTCACCGGCCTTGAGTTTATATTTTTCTTTTAAGTTTGGAAACACTGTCTCACCACCTTCATACTCATCGTTGAGTGCTAATACAAACGTGTATAATCGTACATTTTCTTCGTCGAAAAAGGCGTCTTGGTGTGGTTGGTAATAACCACCAGGTTTGTATCGAAGCACCTGAAGATGTTCACAGTTTTCGATGGGTCTATCTATGCGTTCAACACATCTTTCTACAACAGTTCGTACAACGGGGTCTTCTGTGCTGAGCCACGCAGTTTCACTTTTTCTAATATTCTCATCGATGGTTTTTTGTTTATCAACTGTGGATGTATGTAACTTACTCTTCGCCTCGGTCATGATGTGTGCACGTTCCTCTTCCGTCACGAAATCTTCTATGACGACAGGTTTGGGATACGAAGGTAACAGGTACACTAAAATTATGATGAGGAATAAAATCCGTATCATCCTACTGTAGGCTTACATATTAATATTTCTAGGAACTGCTGAGTTGTACCTTTTTCGTATAGTGGCGAATACGTCGTTCGTGTACTTTGTGAGCTCACGTAAAATACCGACGAGTTCATCATGTCTATCCGGGTGAATGAGATATTGTCGGAGTAAATCACCACCTGTGTTTGCCACCATCTCGTATATGTATGAAATGTCCTTGATTTTGTCCCTAAATTTTTCTTGGCGTTGAAGGAAGGTTTTGAAATACTCTTCCGTCACATCGTTTAGCATATAAGCTATTCGAAAGTTAAGGTTATTCGCGGGTCTATCATCCATGAATATGAGTTCGCGTTCCATCTGTAAAACGATAAGTGCGTACTGTAAGATGACGTTGGTTGCACCCTTTTCACGAAGTTCTCGGAACGAGGGTGTACCCCCACATGGAATATCACCATGTTCCCGTGAGTTGAGTTTATTCTTTTTGAACTCTATAAAGTGGGGGTTGTGTACACGTCCCGTGTCAATTTCACCCGTATTGAAATTAAACGCGGTGTGGCAATTTATACACCACATCTGTGCACACCCATCTGTCTTATGAATCACGGTTCCACATTTAGGACATGATTTACTATCTTTGTTCAGAAGTTTCATGGTCTCGACCGTCTCGGGGTCACATTCGTGACCTTCGGTTAAAGGTTCGTTACACTCTTTACAGTAGTACATACTACAGAGACCGCAGTACCACTCGGTAGATAAGAATCCTTTACAGCTTTCATTTGGACACTGACGAACAAATATCCGTTGTTGGTCCGTATCGTAATGATGATTTGACCTTAATTGTTGTAAATATCGATACGTATTTTCCATCTCTCGATGAAGTTCGCGTATCTCCGGTGTATACTCATTCGTTCTTTGTCTGTTGTGTAATTCTATGAGTCTCTCCCTTTGGTAGTGAAGTATTTCACGGAGTCTTCGCATGTTGATGATTCGTTCGACCTCGGGTTGCGTTTCGGGCATGAGAGCCTTTTCGCGTTCGAAGAGAACATTTTCACGGTGACGACGTAACTCGGTATTTCTGAAATATTTGGTACAAAACGAATCTACAAACTCACGATTCCATGCTGTTTTACAACCCATGCAATGTGGATCTTGATGTGACGAAAGGATATACTTTTGGCTACACGACCTACAACTTTTCAAATCACAATACGGGCACTCAACTTTTTTGTGATTTATCTTGTTGAATTTCTCACAGCAGACATCACATATATCCATTAGTATAAAGGCGTTTTTTTTCTTTAATTAGAGTAAAGAACATGGCTAACGTGGTACCTATGTTAGCCGGCGTTGGTGCACTTAGTATGTCTTGTATTTGTTCCAGTCTAGTAGCTGGTGCTATGGGTGGTAGCAGTAGTGGCGATGATTCATCGGGTGCGGGTTCTACACCCACTCCCCCCAACCCAAACGGTAAAGTGATAAAAGGATATTCACGTAACGGTCTAATGGCCGATGACGGTGGTGTTTTTAAGGGTGCCGACATGGCCGCATGTCGCGCCACAGCAAAAAAACTTGGGTATCCCGGTGTTGGTCATCGTAATTCCACCCACGGTTCTGACCCTCATAAAAATTCGTGTTTTTTCTACCAAGGTATCGAAACTGGTTATGCTGGTGATGAAGCTGACACGGTACATTCTATTGCGTGTACCGATCCAAGCAAAACATGGGCGGAATGTACTACAACTGGTGGAGCTTTAGCCGGTTACACGGGTAAACATCTTTCAGCGCAAACGAATACTAAACATCCGGGTACTTCTCTTGAAGAATGCCGCGCTTTAGCTAAGGAATGGGGACATCCAGGTGTAGGATACAGGACTATGGGCCATGGTGTGGCCGAATGGCAAAACACATGTTTTTCTTATGACGCGATTGATACCGCATTTAATGGAAATCTGGGTGATAGAGCCCACGTGTCTGCGTGTACAGACGCATCAAAATCGTGGCCAAATTGTTAAAAAATTTCTTTAATTAAAGTAACGAACATGGCGATGTACGCAGGGGCCGCTGTGCTCTGTCTCAGTTCTAGTATAGCCACCGCCTTCTTCATGAACAAAAAAGAAGAGGAACCGGTTGCGACCCCAGCCGAGCAACCGGAGGAAACCGTCGAGAAGGAAGAAGTCGAAGAGACGGGCCTTCCACCAGAACAGCCTCCACCCCCTCCTTCAGAGCCCGCACAAAAACAACTCACCACCCCTGATAGTATGCGTAGTGCATCCGGAGTTTGGGGCGATCGTGGTTTGAATCGGGAATTACTGGATTGTGGTAATAGTATGATAGATTCATCGGCGGGATGGTGTTCTCAACATGTCGGTGTAGGTCAATGGCTCCAACTCGATAACGGTAAAATTGGAAGTATTTCCGGTGTGATTACACAGGGGAGGGGAAACTACGACCAATGGGTCAAGTCGTTCAAGGTCAAATATAAGGACGAGAGTGGTTCTTGGTGGGACATAGACGGTAAAACCTTCCCGGGAAATTCGGATCGTAACACGAAGGTTACAACTACTTTCAGTAAACCCGTGCGAGCACGGTATATACGTATTTACCCCCAAACTTGGCACGGTCACATATCCATGCGCGCCGATATGATAGCTGGTGACACGAACACAGATAAGACACCGGCTCTCGGTGACCTCCCTTACAGCAATCATAAGAGTTCTGCAAACTGGGGTGGTGATGCCATAGGTATCAGTCACGGCTCGGGGCGTTTAGATTCTGGTCAGGGTTGGTCCGCGTTACATAATACAAAGGATGAATGGTATCAATTAGGAGTAAATACTCCCATAAATGTGGCGGGTGTAGCCATGAAAGGGCGTGGCAATTATCCTCAGTGGATATCCTCCGTAAAAATACAGTATCAAGATGAGAACGATGAATTCAAGGATGTAGACGGTGGATTTGTATTTGACGCGAATTACGATCAGCATTCACTCGTAAAAATATTTTTCGAGAACCCTGTCCGAACAAAGGCTATTCGCTTTTACCCACAATCGTGGCACGGTCACGCGTCTGCTCGTTTCGGTATTTTACGAGGTGGTTCGTCTATGGAGGGATACACTATCATGAACACCGTTAAATCCTTAGCGGGTTTCTCCTTTTAATTACAATCTACGAAAGTGCTAATCATGTCCATCGCATCATCTCGACCGTATACGGTTTGAGTGAAAAACAAAGTCATCTCAGCATCTCTGTATGACAAGTACGTACCACGGTACTTTTCATATATCGAGGCGAGGTCGTCAAGGTTATCGTCGCACCATTCTGCGACGTCCTCGTCAGTCATGTCACGGTGAAGCCCCTTTTCGATGAAACCGACAACCTCGTCGCTGAGAGGCATCTCGGTAATCACGGTGCAATCGTCGTCAATGTGATTCATTTTAAGATATTTTTTACATGTTTTTGGATTTACTTAGGTAGCTCTTTTTGAGCATTTTCATATGCCTTCAAAACTTGTCCCAATGTCGTCGCCCTTTGAATACGACTGGTGAATATCTTCTTTCTGTTCTTTGGTATCTTGAAGTTTCGGCTGTTAATCTTTGCCTGATAACTCGACTTATTCATCATAGTCGCCCTTTTTTCTGCGTTTTTACGAAGTTTCTCCTTGGCAGATTCAGCAGCCCCTTCCGCGGCCTTCCGCACGTTGGTCTTAAATATCTTGCTAGCATTATTGGATTTCCTCACATTCGCTTGAGTCCTGGGTGCAAACTTTTTAGCCAACTGTATGCGTTCCGCACCGGTAGCCTGACTGAGAGCAGTCTTTTGAGCGGCAGTCTTTACTGCATTTACTACACGTCGTTCCTTGTTTTTCTGTACGAGTGCTTTGAATGAGGGTCTATTGGGCTTGGGTCCGTTGGGAGGCTTGGGTTTCCTAGCCGCCACGTACGCATTCGCCGCATTTTCTACCGCCTTTAGAGCGTTAGCCTTCTTCTTTTCCTTGGCCTCTTCATTGGCTTTCTTCTTGGCTTCCCTTTCAGCTTTCCGTGTCGCCGCCTTTTCCGCTTCCTCCTTTCGCTTAGCTTCCTTTGCCTCTTCCTTCAATCTCTTCTCCTCCGCGAGTTTGTTCTGTATCTCCTTATTCGCGGCGACCGCCTCGTTCCTAATCGCTTTCATCTTATTGAGATTTTGGTTATTGAAAGCCCTGTTAAGTTGACCCTTGAACATGGTTTTCTTGTTTTGGGGTAATTTCTTGAGTTTATTGATAGCAGAAATCAACGGTTTCTTATTTTCATTGGTAAGTTTGGGCTTATTGTTTTCAAATGTGGGATTATTGGTCATGTTTGGTTCAAATGTAGGGTTAGGTTTCATATTTGGTTTATTGGTATTGTTGTTAGAGTTGGAGTTGTTGTATATAGGCTTTGGTTTTCCATTGATGATGTTATTGTTATTGTTACCAAGTCTCTCACCACCATTGAAGCTTCCCCGTTTATTGTTAGCTACAGCCTTGTTTAGTATACCCTTCACAAGGGGTCCAGTAGTGTTAGAAATCTTCTTGTTTCTCTCATTTTCATATTTTTTCTTTAAATTTGAAATTTTTACGTCGAATTTCATGATATTAGAAATTATCTTATCCTTTTCTCTTTGGTTAATATTACGGTTACCCCTAATTTCACGTTTCAGTTTAATCCTTTCATTTAAATTGGTGTTGAGTTTATTGATATCATTTTCAGTTTTAGCGTTACGGATTGGAGTGGCCCATTTACCTATTCCACCAATGAAAAATGCACCTCCAATTTCATCGTTCGCCTTTTTCTTTAGTAAGGCCCTCTTTTTCTCGATTTTATTATTAGCTACTACCTTGTTAATCGCACCCTTCACGAGGGGTCCGGTGACATTGGAAACCTTCTTATTTTCTGCATTGTTTAATTCCTTTTCAAAAATTCTACGTAAATTCTTTACGTTCATGAGGTACTTTTTGGTCTTGTCCGCCAGTTCGCGTTTAGATGGAACCTTACTTATGTTTATTTCGCGTTTCAATTCGATCCTTTTATTTAAATTTTTATTGAGAGTATTAAGACCGTTGAGGTTAGAATTCTTTATTTGTTTGTTCCACATTCCTATTCTACCGAAAACTCCTGAGACGTGTCCGACAGCTTTGTTTCTCACCTGTCGACGCTTATTTTCGAGTTGTTTCTTAGACGTATTGTTGAGTTGCTTATTTAACTCAGCGGCGGCGTTGAAATTATTATTGGCGTTATTTCCCTTGGCCGCCCTATTCGCCCTCTTTTTGTTATTATTTTGACGCTTCGCCTCATTGTTGAGTTGCTTGTTAAGTTCAGCGGCGGCGTTGAAATTATTATTGGTGTTGTTATTCTTAGCTCGGTTTTGACGTTTCGCCTCATTATTGAGTTGCTTATTTAACTCGGCGCTGGCATTGAAGTTTTTCTCATTTTGATTCCTCGCTTGACGGTTAGCTTCTATATTGAGTTGCTTATTTAACTCTGCCGCGGCGTTGAAATTATTGTTGGTGTTCTTGTTGTTTTGAATAGCCACATTTTCTTTGTTGATTTCCTCTTCTATAGTATTGAGTTTGTTGTTACCGTTGTTGGACTTGGTGTTGTTACCACTGTTGGACTTGTTGTTACCATTGTTAGACTTGTTGTTAGTGGGTTTGGGTTTACGCTTGTTTTCAGCTAATTGCTTAGCGTTACGTCTAGCTTGTAAAGCATTCTTGGCCCTATTGAGACTTTTGTTGTATTCGGCGTTTGGAATGAACTTCATAGTCTTAGTACCGGGCACAGTAGTGGAGTATCCACCAAACATACCCTTCTTATTAGTCGCATTGAGCTTGTACACTTCAAGGTCCTTGTTTCGCTTACTCTTGAGAGCGTTGAGAGATACATTTACAAACGGTTTATCATTGGCGAATGCCTTCACGTAATTGGTAGACACAGCCGCATTTATCGAAAGCTTCTTAAGAGCATCTAAATCTGCTTTCTTGGCCACCTTTTCTGTAATTTGCTTTTCAATGTTAGCCTTGGTAGAGTTATAGTTAGTTGGGTTTACGTAAGCGACACGTCGTTTACCCATGAAAAGAGGTGAAAGTTGGTTACGAAGATTCCTAATGACCACATCCTTCTTAACCTTATTCGCGAGCGCGTTTTTGTTAACATTTTCTACCGACTTGTTACCCCTAAACGCGGTAAGATAAACCTTATCTACATTGGGTATACTGAGTAGATTTTTCTCGATACTAGCTATACGTTTAGATTCCTCCAACTTCTTCTTAACCTCTTCTTGACGCCTGACCACTTCTTCGCGGGCAGCCTTACGTTTAGCTTCAATCTCTTCACGCTTTTTAGCCTTTTCCGCTTCCTTCCTATTTTCCTCGTTGCGTCGAGCCTGGTTGTTAACAGCCGCATTTTCTTTATTG